ACACCTCACTCCTTCCCCCGTCTCCCCCCCCCCCCCAAAGAACCAAAACAACACCCCCCCCATACCACGGACGGAGCGATTGATCAATGGCAAATCGAAAGGATGAGGCAGAGGAGGACCGAATCGGCGCTCATGCCGACAGGGTGCGGCCGAGCCCTGACGGGAGGGAATGGGAGCGATGGGTCGGCGAGACCGAGAAGCAGTTCCTCGCCTTCAAGGCGTTCCGGGATATCCCGGCTGCGGACCGATCCATTCTGGAAGCGTACAGGAGACATACGAGGAAACCGCACGCGGTTCTCGCGTCCTCGTGGTTCTACGAACTCTCCAAGGTCCGGAAATGGCGAGAAAGGGCGGCCGCTTTCGACGCCCACCTCGACCGTCTGACGTGGGATGCGGAGGTCGACGAGCGGATGAAGATCCGGAAGCTCCGACGCGCCGGACTCGTCACCGCCTACCGGAAGACGGCCGAGGCAATCGCGAAGATGGACTTCGCGAAAGCGTCCGTCTCCGAGATCGGGAAGCTCGTCGATGCTCTCTCGCGGAATCTCCGAGAAGAGTACGACGACGCCCCCGAGGCACGGCAGCAAGTCACGCTCGTCAACGGCGGCACGTCTGATCTCGTGCAACTCGCTGATGCGGCCTCCGAGATGTCCGACGAGGATGTCGTTGCGCAATACCGACGCATCACAGGAGCGCAGAGGAAGGCGGTTGCAGGCAGTGGGTCATGAGTGACCCCAGCGAGGCATCGTGGGAGAAGGCGATATCGAAGGAAATCCGAAGACGGATCGGTGTAACTGCTGAAATCGACCGAAACCCACGGAATGCGGCTGTAGCAAGGCGGGTGATCGCCGATCAGCGTGAGGGCCTGTCCGTCTTCGTCGGGGACTTCGTGTGGACGTTCGACCCGCGGCTGAGGGTTGGGCAGCCGAAGGACCTCCCGCTGCTGCTCTGGCCTCGACAAGCCGAGTTCCTCGCGTGGCTGCAACGGGTCGAGGAAGCAGGCGATGACGGCGTTGTGGACAAGTCGCGCGACGTCGGCGTGACATGGCTTGTCGTCGCCTACTTCGTCTGGCGGTGGCTCACCGTGCCCGGATGGGCAGGCGCGATCGGGTCGCGGAAGGAGGACCTGATGGACCGTCTCGGCGACCCGAAGACGGTATTCTGGAAGATCGAGTACGTGATCCGCATGCTCCCGGCATGGCTGCTTCCGAAGGGGTTCGACGACCGGAAGCACCGAGCATTCGGAAAGTTGATCAATCCCGAGAACGGCGCAACGATCACCGGCGAGGCAGGCCCCGAGATGGGCCGCGGTGGTCGCTCGTCGATGTACTTCCTCGACGAGTACGGCATCATGCCGCGCGCGCAGAGCGTGAAAGCGGCCGTTGCCGACAACGCCGCAAGCGTCATCTACGCGTCGACAGCGACAGGGCCGGACACGGAGTTCTACAGCCTGGTTCACGACGGGAATATCCCGCATTTCCGGATTTCGTGGCAGCACGATCCGCGAAAATCCCCGGAATGGCGGGACGACTATCTCCGCAAGTACGGCGTCGCGATCACCGCGCGCGAGGTCGACATCAACTACAGCGGCGGCGGCGACAGCGAGGTCATCCCGTACGACTGGGTTCGGGCGGCGATCGATCTTGACCTGAGCTTCGAGGGTGGACCGATCATTGCCGGGTTCGACGTGGCGGACAGCGGCGAGGCCGAGAGCGTGCTCGTTGAGCGTCAAGGGCCGCGCGTGCTGGCGATCCGCGCATGGCGTGGCGTCAATCCTGTCGAGTCCGCGCACCGGGTCGCAGAGTACGCGGAAGCGGCCGGTGCATCGCTGGTTCGGTTCGACAGCATCGGCGTCGGTGCTGGCGTTTCCGGTGGTTTCGCGTCGCGCGATCGTCTCCCGTTCCAGTACTCCGCCGTCAACGTCGGGACAGCGACGACCGGGACGCGGTACGAAGACGCGCCAGACCGGTCCGCGCGCGACCGGTTCGCGAACTTGAAAGCCGAGCTCTGGTGGTCATTGCGTCTGCGCTTCTGGAACTCGTTCCGGCTGCACAAGGGCGAGCCGGTCGATCCGGCATCGTGCATCAGCATCCCTGACGACCGTGTGCTCGTCGCTCAGATCTCGACGCCGAAGATCGAGAGCAACGAGCGCGGCCTGATGCGCATCGAGTCGAAGGATGCGTTGCGGCGGCGTGGCGTGAGGTCTCCGGACCGAGCCGATGCGCTCGTGCTCGCCTTTGCCGACGTGGTCGGTGCGTCTGGATTGACGGCTGTTTCGGGGCGGGTGGACGAGAGCGACGCGATCGGCTATCGGGATCGGTCGAGGATGTACGGGACGCCGATGTGATCGGCAGGAGGTTGCGGTGTCGAAACTCAAGGAAATCCTGTCGCGTGCCTCCGACGCCGCCATCGTCGCGGCAGAACGCGCGATCGATCGCGTGCTCTACCCTGTCGAGCCGCGGTTCGCGTCGTCCGGGCGCGTCGTCCGTGGCTCTCGCGACGGAAGCGGCTGGGGTCTGGAGATCGACCACTCGCGGCTTCTGCGCCGCGATCAGGCTCCCGACGTGCCCGTGCGAATCGTGGCGTCGCAGGCAGCGCCAGTGCTTCGCTCGGCGCGCATCAGCGAGCTTGCGCAGACGCCCCCGGACATCATGCAGGGCGTCATCGGGACGCCGTTCACGGGTGGCCTGCCGGACATCGAGAAGCACCCGAAACTCTCGCCCTACGAGGCCCGCGGGCTCGGGATGGACACGGGGCATTTCGAGCAGATTCTGCGCGGGAACCCGCAGGCACTCGACGGCGTGCGCGAGACGGCAGACCTGATTTCGCAGGCGTCGGAATCGTGGGAGGTCAACGCCGTCGCGCTGGAGTGTCTTCGGTCCGCTGGCGTCTACATCGACCCTGAGCAGGCGCAGCGTCATGCGGACCTGTTGAACCTGGAGTGGAGCTGTAACCCGGCGTTCAGGGCGACGTCGCTGGTGCGGACGATGGTGACGCGGCTTCTGGTCGACGGATTCGTGGTGCACGAGTTCGCGATCGACCCGAACGCGCCGTGGGGTCGAACGACTCTCGGGATCGAGCAGCGCGCGGCGATGTCGATCGAGCAGTGGATCGTTTCGAGCGGTCGCCTGCTCGGCTTCACGCAGACGAAGGTTTCGGACGGAGACCGATCCACGACGGTCCCTGCTGTCGACATCAACAGGTGCTTCTATGCCGGGCTGGACAATGACGGCCTGAACTTCGAGGGGATTTCCGCGTTGCGTCCGGCGTTCACGTTCACGGAAGCGAAGCGGATCTTCTTGATCACCGGGCAGATCCACAGGCAGCGGTTCGGGGCGGGTTTCCCGGTGTTTCGGACGTCGCCGGAGGTGCTGAGCGACGCGAAGGCGATCGCGGCGATCAACGAAGCCGCGCGGACGTTCTACGCGTCGACGGACAGCTACGTGTCGCTTCCGCCGTCGGTCGTTCTCGAAATGCTGAAGATCGACAGCGAAACGGGGCTCGTGCCGATTTTCGAGTATTTCGACCGGCAGATCCGGCTTTCGCTCGGGGTCCAGCACTCGGATCTCGGGTCGACCGGGGTCGGGTCCTACGCGCTGATGTCGCAGCACACGCAGTCCCGGCTTCGACGTCTCAACGCGATCGCGGAGGTGCTGGACGACTCGATGTCGCGCTGGGCTCGCGCCGTCATCGATCTTCGCTTCGGTCCGCAGGCGGTGTACCCTGTGCATCGTTTCTCGGGGATTTTCTCTCGCTCGCAGGAGGAGACCGCGAACGTCTGGAGGGTGAACGCGGAAATCGAGTCGAGCGGCGTCTACACGACCGACGAGAACAACGCGCGGCGCGTTGAGCTCGGGCTTCCGCAGATCGAGGCGAAGGCTGGCGAGGAGGACGAAGGCCGGATCGCGGGCTACGAGGCGATCAATGCGCTGCGGTTCGCGTCGGAGCTTGCCGAGAAGGTTCGCATCGGGACCGTGTCGGCAGATGCGGCACGCGCGATCCTGGCCGAGGCCGGCATCCAGCCTGAGACGGTGAACGCGGTTGTGTCGGGGTCGGTGATCGCCGCTGCCGCGCCAGTCTCGGCTCCTGTGCAGCCATCCCCGCAGGGTCAGCCCCAAGGACAGCCGCAGGAAGCGCCCAGATCTCGCGCAGGAGCGCACGCTTGCGGTCACGCAGGGCAAGACAAGGGGTGCGGGTGCTCGACGCGTAGAAGCGCGTCCTCGGCGTCTGTCGAGGTGCGCGGTCGTGACGGTCTGCCGTTCATGACCCATCGCGAGCTGGTAGGCG